ACAAACTCACCTGCAATATTTGTTACAGATAAAGTATTTGATGATGGTATCCAAGACTGTACTGTAGCAGCTGTAAATGCATTTGCATATGTGTTATCATTTGACTGGAAAACCAATTCTTTTAATGTATATGTTCCAGTTCCTGCACCAGTGTTCAAGTGTAGAGTATAAGCAGAGTCTGTAACTGCCTGATCGATATCCGTAACACCAGTTGTAATAACTTCTTGTGAATACTTGAACTTTTCCATTTCCATCTCATAGAAGTATGGATTCTTTCTTCCCAACTGAAATCCGTCTTTGTTTTGGTCTACGAATTTAATCTCATACAATTCACCGCCACCATTCAAGAATGGTACATAAATCAAATCACCTTCTCTAGGTCTTGTCATTAGATTTTGTGGTACTCTTTGCTGAAACGCTCTTCTAGAAAGAATCACACTTACTTGATTTCGTATTTCTAAACCAAACTTAGAGAAAAAATCTTTCTCACCTTCATGTCCCATAACACTCGACAAATACATTTCCACTGGAAATGCAGTCTTAAACTTTTTTACTGGATCTTCACCATACAATAAATCTCTTGCTGCATCATTATTGTTCGGTAAATAATATGCGTCAAAGCCTTGAATCTTAATGGACTCAGTAATCAAATCTTCAACAAGTTTTTGCTCGTTGTATTTGGCGTTGTAGTTGTTGAAATATTTACTGGTCGCCATATTAATTTAAGAAGAACTCCAATGGTCCGCCGTATCTTGTTTCCATCTCATCGTGTAATGCTTTGATTTCTTCTTCAGCTTCATCGTATGTTTCTTTACCATTCAACATGACGCCACCTGGTAATTGAATGCCACCAAACTTTTTCATATTAGAACCCCAAGTTCTTTTGATAAGAGCAGTAGCATATTGTTTTAACCAACGGTCATTCCAAACATTTGGATAAGAACCTGGATTTACATTACCATAACATTCTGCAACAATAATTGTTCCAACTGGTGCTTCTTCATAACCCCAAGCCCAATCGATGTATAGCTTCTGCATTGCTCTGTTCCAACGAATAGGAACTTCACCCGTGAACATAATTTCAAGAGAACGTAGGTGTTGTTGTGTGAGTGTATAATTCACATAGGATGCAGATGTGAAGTCATACAACTCATTTAAACGTAGTTGGTATCTCAAGTCAAACATATTGACATTTGCCTGTGAGTCTGTTGCAGGGAAGATACGAGTGATACCAATAATCTGAACTAAATTATTACTTTCATCCCTTACGTTAGATGCATCAAGAAATTTGTTATTGATATCATTTTGTGTTACTGTATGAATCCAGTAAAACTTTTGTGTACCATCAAAGTGATAGTCTTGCCAGTATTGAACAGCATCGTCGATCCTATCTTCCACCTGATCATCATCTACGTTAATGTCAATAACAGGCGCACCTAGTCTGCGTAGGCAATAATCCTTGAAATCTTGGCGAGTGTTTATTACTGACATTTAGAATCTCCTATTATTCTTTATTTATAATGCCATTAAAACATTGACATCATTGAAGATTCTGATGCATTTGTATTTGCTGCAATTGTGTATGTGATTGCAAGTAAACCTTCACCTCCATAAGTAGTAAGACCATTACTTCCTGCTCCTGCGCCACCACCATAATAAGCTTTGCCGCCTGGTCCTTTGATCGTCGATGATCCTGCTGAACCACCTCCACCACCACCTATAAAGAAACCAATTGCAGTATTGCTTTGTGCAGCTGAGTAAATTGTAACATTACTTGATGCTGCACCTGCGATATTATTTGCAATATAACCACCACCTCCTCCACCAGAACCATTTATTCCTGATGTTGCGTTTGCTGTTGTTAATCCACCTAAACCACCGGAATCTCTAAATGCTCCAGCACCACCTGCACCACCTGGAATGGAAGTTCCTGTGCCACCTGCAAGGCCGCCAGCGCCGCCCCTATTGCTAATTGTAAATACTACTGGTGGGCTTCCAGCAAAATTTGTTGTGGCTGTTGCTAAAACAGTTGTTCCTACATATGTTAAACAAAAGATTGCATTACTTGTTCCATTTGTCGATTTTATATAATAATCAGTTGGTCCTGGAGCTGTATAACCAGATAGGCCACCTGATCCAAAACTACCACTTACGGTAATTGTTGTTCCTACATTTAATGTTTTTGGTGACGAAAAAAACAAAGTACCATTTGCAGCAAGTGAAGATGGAGTCAATGTTACTGGACTTCCAACTAAGCCTGCACCACCACCTCCGCCTCCGCCACCAGTTACGCCTGTGCCATAAGGAGGTCCACCATCACCTCCTGGTCCATTTGGACCTCCTGCTCCTCCTCCGCCGCCGCCGCGCCAATTTGCATTTGTTGTGCCAAAGTTTTGAGCACCATTGCCTCCAGGATATCCGGTTCCAACGTATACTATACCACCAAATCTAATTCCACCAATTCCACCTCCACCGGCATTTACAATTGTTGTAATTGAATTTGAAAAAGTTGTATTTGATCCTGCCCCCCCGTAAGCTGACGTTCCAACAACTGCGGAAAAACCTTGGCCAGGTTGAACTGTTAGTATTGCTGAAGAATATGCTCCTCCGCCAGCACCATAACCCGTATTGGAAGAGGCTGAAACTGTACCGCCAGCACCTAAAGCTTCAACTTTTATTGATGTTACACCAGTTGGAACTCTCCAATTAAAGGATGCAGAACCTTGATAAACTTCTGTGTATGAATTTTGTGGCATACCGGCAGGAACATAAGAAATTACAATTAATCCTGGATTTCCAAGGGTACCATATCCAACAATATTAACGGCCGTGGGGCAAAAAACATAACCTAGATTGGAGAAACCTCCTCCAATTCCATAATTATTTTTGATAAAATCTGTCCAAACAATATATTGACTGTTACTTATTGATGTTGGGGTTGTTGTTGGTGCAGCAACAGGTGCACCCTTTGTGCCATCTGTGTTGCCAAGTGGTCCAGTGCCAGCACCAGTTGTTGTTGCGGAAGTTCCACCGTCTGCGCCACCACCATAATTACTACTAACGCTTGTGAAAGGGTTTCCGCTGTTGCCGCCATTGCCATTTGGTCCTGCCGCGCCACCACCAGATGAATAGTCGGTATAATTAGGACATGGATTCGCACAATGCACACTATAACTACTAATTCCACCATAGAACTTAATATCACCTATTGAATTTGATATCTGAGTAGCTTGCGTTACGTCGGAAAAAGTATAAGCTATGCAAGAATTTGCAGAATTTTGTGTGCCGACCACAGGCACCGCATTTACTGTATTAAACCATGATGAACCATAGGCACTACCAACTTGATAATAAAATTTTTGAAACGGTGTTACAGGAATATTATTTGATTTTGAATATGATGCTTCTACAGGTATAAGTTGGCCAACCGCAGGCGTAGAACCTCCAGACAAACATTCAACTGATATTGAAGTGCAATCTGCCGGAGCATACCAAGTAGTTCCTGATGTTAATACTACAAAAACTCTAGCCATATTATAAACTCATTGGTGTTACTGTTCTACTAATAGATACAAACTTTGTTCCATCCCAAACATGACCATCAGGAATAAGTTCAAATCTCCAATTATCAGGACATTCATCGTGCAATTCTGCAATAATTGTATTTACTAATTGACCTGTTTCTTTATCAAAAACTGCTATGTTTGCCATATCATTCTCTTGGTAATATGTTAATAAAAATCGTATTATCTTCTAATGCTTCAATCTCATGCCACTCATTCTCTTTGAGTAATACAGGTACATGATTTTGATCCATTTCAACATAGATATTTTCTTTACGAACTGCTATTCTACCTGAACAACACATTGTCATATGAGAAAACGTGTGATCGTGTTTTGATAATCCTTCACCTTTATTAACATGAAATAATGCTATATTGGTGTCTAGATAATCGTAACGGTATGTTGGGAATTTATTGATAACATCCATAATAAAAACTTTCAATTATAATTGAGCAACAGACACAACATCCCAGTATGCATCTTGAGAATTATATATGCAACCAACATATAAAACTTTACCTGCAACTGTTGTTGTTGGTAAAGTAACACCAACTGCTCTATAACCACCAGCGGTTGTTACCCAACCAAGTGCATTTGCTGCACCTTTGTCTTTAATTCTAATCATCAATCTTTGGCCATCATTTGCAGTACCTGTTGGTATCTGTATAGTACCACCACCAACTTGGCCAAAGGCAGACAATATGTATTGATCTGTGTTACTTGCATTTGGTGTTGGTGTTGATGATGTTGCAACGTTAAATGTTCTTGGAGAAATACCACCAATTGTTCCTGTTACAATTACATTACCTGTAACTTGCAATGTGTTATTCGATGCAAAAAATGAAAGTGCTGAAGTGTTCGATAGGTAACCTGTGCTGTTTGCAAAGATTACCGAGTTTGCTAAGTAACCAGATGAAGAACCTCCTCCTCCACCCGCAGCAGAAATCGTAATTGTATTTGTTGTTTGATTTGTGGTAATCGTTACATTAGTGCCAGCAACTATTGTTAATGGAGAAGTTGGTGTATTTGCATAAAGAGTTTGTTGACCACTTACAATTATATTTGAAAAACTATTAGTTGTGCTTCCACTACCAGTCGCAGCTGTAGTCATTCTAGTTCCGTCAGCAAATGTAATACCGTTACCTGAACCAGTGATTACGTGATTACCAGTATAAACATTACCCCTTACACCAAGACCACCATTGACAACTAAAGTACCTGTTGTATTAGAAACGGAAGTTGTTTGTGTTGTAATAACAACATTAGCAGTACCTTTGCTTGCGTTAAAACCGCCTGTATAAAATTCAATCGAGTTAAGTGTGCCGGTTGAATCTGTAGATATAACCAAGTTACCTGATGTACCTGAGCCAGCAGGTGCAGACATAAACAAATAACCTTCATTTCGACCAGTAGTTGAATATACTGCTTGTGAGAAAGCATTACTTGTAATGCCCATATCAATCCAACCAGAAGAATCCGTTCCGTTATTTGGATAAGCTACAAAATCTGCTGATGCTTGAGTAGTATTTGAATAATTAATAGTGTATGTTTGGATAAAATTGTTAGTATTACCAATAGATGCTATGATTGGATTTGTTGCACCACCCAATGGATTACCATCTTGCAAACCAGCAATTACATCGTTCAATACAAAAACGTTTGATGAGTACACATTACCTGTAACTTGCAATGTGTTATTCGATGTAAAGAATGAAATATTGGATGTATTTGCAAGATAACCTGTACTATTTGCAAATATTACTGAATTTGCTAAGTAACCAGATGAAGAACCGCCACCAGCAGCAGATATTGCAGTATTTGATATTGCTGTTATTCTACCGTTTGCAGAAACAGTTATGACAGCAACATTAGTTGCGCCACCATAAGTACCAGCATTTCCAAGTGATATTGTTGTAACATCAGTATTCGCTTGGTTGAAAGCAGCATTTGCTTGAGTATAAGCTGCTGTTGCTGTATTTGATGCAGTATTTGCTTGAGTGTATGCTGCATTTGCTTGAGTATAAGCTGCTGTTGCTGTATTTGATGCAGTATTCGCTTGGTTGAAAGCAGCATTTGCTTGAGTATAAGCTGCTGTTGCTGTATTTGATGCAGTATTTGCTTGAGTGTATGCTGCATTTGCAGTAGTGAAAGCCGCGGTTGCTGTATTTGATGCAGTATTTGCTTGAGTATAAGCTGCTGTTGCTGTATTTGATGCAGTATTTGCTTGAGTGTATGCTGCTTGAGTAAATGCTGCATTACTAGAAATCCAAGTGTTTTGGGTGTTATCAATACCAAAAATTAAACTAATATTAGCATTTGCAGAATTCAAACCACCTTGTAAAATACTAATTTGAGTGTTTTGATATAAATCAACACCTTGTAAAGCAATGGTGTTACTTGATGCCGATGTAGCAGTATTTGAAGCATTGTTCGCTTGATCGAAAGCTGCTTGAGTAAATGCTGCATTACTAGCAATCCAAGAATTTTGGGTTAAATTAACACCAAATAATGATATGGTGTTGCTTGATGCATTATTTGCTTGTGTAAAAGAAGCATTCGAATAATCAAAAGGTGCAGCTGCTGTATTTTGCGTTGTTGAATCTGCAAAGGTAATTGGTTGTTTTACTACAAGACCAACATTATACTTGAATCTTGCAACTTCATTACCTGTATTCAAACCATTGACAGAGAATACAATATCATTTGGTAAACCGGTACCAATGATCATATTACCGCCGCCAGTTATCGTGTTACCTGTTGTAAACAAGTAACCATCATTTTTACCAATTAGAGTATAACCTGGATAATTGTAGTTACTTGAACTCATACCCAAATCAAGAAAACCATCATTTATAGTTCCGTTGTCCGCTGTGATGAACAAATCAGCGGATGCATTTGCTCCACTATTGATGTTTTGCATATTCAATCCAGAGTAACCATTGAAGTTACTGCTGACTTGAAATACCATTTGAGGTTCTAAAAAATATCCTGTTGGTATACCAGCATACAATGCATTAAAACCATTTGACGCATATCCAAAAAACTGACCAGTGTTACCTGTTATTTGGACTGTTGTTGCATTACCAGTAAAAGAAATATTACCAGTAACAGTTAAGTCACTTTGTATTGTTACTGAGCCAGATATTGTACCACCAGATGAACTAAATTTTGTATTGGCTCTATCGAATGCT